GTGTTCTTCAACGAAGAGACGAAGAACTACAACATTATCCTCCTGAACGCGATCAAAGAGCGCCTTGAGTTCCCCGAGTTAAAACAGCGGGTGCTGGAGGAGTACAAGGACTGGAGTCCTGATACGTTCATTGTTGAAAAGAAGTCCAACGGTGCGGCGCTGTATCAAGAGATGAGGCGCATGGGCGTGCCCATATCCGAGTTCACGCCGGGTAAGGGACAAGACAAGATCAGCCGAGTTAACGCGGTTACGGACCTATTTTCTTCGGGTATAGTCTGGGTGCCTGACCGCAGATGGGCTTGGGAGGTTGTGGAGGAGTGTAATGACTTCCCCGCCGGTACCCATGATGACTTGGTGGACGCCACTACGTTGGCTCTGCTTCGGTTTAGGCAAGGGGGCTTTATTCGCTTACCAAGCGATGAGCCGGAACCGACGAGGTGGTTTAAGAGCCACCGGGCGTCGGGATTTTATTAGGAGAATTTAAATGGCCGTCGATAAAAGTTTGATGGAGGCTCCCGAAGGTATCGCGGTCATCGCCGCTGAGATGGAGCCTATTGAGATCGATATTGAGATTCCTGATGAAGACAGCGCCGTCATTGAGTTGATTAAGGACGAGCCGCGTTCGGAGAAGTTTGACGACAACCTTGCTGAGTACATGAGCGAGAACGACCTTGCAGGTCTCTCGGGCGAGTTGATCGGTAACTATGAGCAGGACCTCTCCTCACGTAAGGATTGGCTCGACACTTATATTAAAGGTTTGAAGATCCTCGGTATTCGGTACGAAGAGCGTACGGAGCCGTGGCCGGGTGCGTGTGGTGTGTTCCACCCGCTCTTGATGGAGTCGGCGGTTAAGTTCCAGTCCGAGACGATCATGGAGACCTTCCCTGCGGCAGGTCCCGTCAAGACAAAAATTATTGGCAAAGAGACGCCGCAGAAAAAAGACTCCGCAGTTCGTGTCGCTGATGATATGAACTTCCAGTTGACCGAGGTGATGAAGGAGTACCGCCCGGAGCACGAGCGGCTTCTGCTCTCGTTGGCGCTATCGGGTAACGCGTTCAAGAAGGTGTACTTCGACCCGGCGATGGATCGTCAGACGGCGGTGTATATCCCGGCTGAAGATATCGTGGTGCCCTATGGTGCGCCGAACCTTGAGAGTGCAGACCGTGTTACGCATCGGATGCGTAAGACGAAGAACGAACTGATCAAACTGCAGTATGCAGGGTTCTATCGTGATGTGGACTTGGGCGACCCGATCCGCACGATGGACGAGGTCGAGAAGCAGAAGGCAGAAGATCAGGGCTTCTCAGCATCAGTAGACAATCGGTTCCAGTTGCTTGAGATGCACGTGAACCTTGACCTGCCGGGTTATCCGGATGTGGACGAGGATAACAACGAGACCGGGATCGCACTGCCGTACGTAGTGACGATTGAGAAGGGAACCGGAACGATATTATCAATCCGACGAAACTGGCGAGAAGACGATGAACTCAAGACCAAGCGACAGCACTTTGTTCATTATGGTTACATCCCCGGATTCGGATTCTACTACTTTGGTCTCATCCACCTTATCGGCGGACACTCTAAGGCTGCTACATCTCTTCTTAGGCAACTTATCGACGCAGGAACACTCAGCAACCTTCCGGGCGGTCTCAAGTCGCGCGGGCTCAGAATTAAGGGAGACGATACGCCTATTGCTCCCGGAGAGTGGCGCGATGTAGATGTGCCGTCGGGCGCGGTTCGGGACAACATCCTGCCGCTTCCGTACAAAGAACCTTCGCAGACCCTTGCCATGCTCATGGACAAGGTGGTCGAGGAAGGACGCCGCTTCGCTGCCGTGTCGGATCTCAAAGTTTCCGATATGTCGAGCCAAGCGCCAGTCGGTACCACACTAGCCATCCTAGAGCGTGTTCTGAAAGTGATGTCGGCCGTACAGGCCCGCATTTACTACGCGATGAAGCAGGAGTTCAAACTCCTCGCAGGGATCATCAGAGACAACACGCCGGAAGAGTATTCGTACGAACCGGAAGTGGGAGATCGTAAGGCCAAAAGAGCCGACTACGACGACGTTGATGTCATTCCCGTGGCTGATCCTAACGCCGCCACGATGTCGCAGAAGGTTGTGCAATACCAAGCGGTGCTTCAACTCTCGCAGACTGCTCCGCAACTTTACGATCTCCCCTATCTCCACCGGCAGATGATTGAGACGCTCGGCGTTAAGAACGCAGACAAGATCATCCCGCTGCCGAAGGATGCGAAGCCGCGTGATCCGGTGACGGAGAACATGGACGCAATGACGGGTAAGCCGTTGAAGGCGTTTATCTATCAAGACCACGAAGCGCATATCGCTGTGCATATGGCCTTGGGGCAGGACCCGAAGATGGCTGCGATGATCGGGCAGAACCCGATGGCTCAGCAGATTACTCAGTCGCTTCAGGCGCACATCATGGAGCACATGGCGTTCCAGTATCGCCGCGAGATCGAGAAGCAGTTGGGAGTCAGTCTCCCGCCGCTTCCGCAAGACGACAACGAGGAGTACGACTTGCCGCCTGAGATTGAGGTTCAGTTGGCGCAGATTAGTGCTGCCGCCGCTGCACGTGTACTCCAGAAAGATCAGGCAGAAATGCAGATGCAGCAGGCCGCGCAACAGATGCAGGACCCGCTTGTGCAGATGCAGCAGATGGACCTGCAGATCAAGCAGATGCAGGCTCAGACCAAGCAGATGCAGGTGCAGATGGAGGCTCAGGCCAGAGCGCAGGAGTTGGAACTCAAACAGCAGCAGATCTACGCGACTGCGGCAGCGAAGGAAGATGAGTTGCGACTGCGTGAGGCAGAGATTTCAGGGCGTCAACAACTTGAGGCGGCACGCTTGGGTGCGGACATTGAGAAGCACAAAGCGCAAGAGGCTAACCGTCAGGAGTTGGAGGGGACCCGCATCGGCGTTGATATCGCCAAGAGCAAGCAGATGGCGAACATGCAGCGAATGGCGCAGGTCCTTCAGAGTCAGAGAGATGTGAAACCCAAGGGAGGATAAATGGCTTATTCAAACGCTCTGGAATTCTTGGACTCAAAACTCCAAGACGAGCGCATTTTAATTGTTGAAACCTTGATCCAAGGCAAGTTGGACGAGGGTGAATACAAACGTCTTTGCGGGGCTTTACAGGGTCTCGATCTCGCAAGGAACCATATCAGAGACCTTGCAAAACGCTTGGAGCGCGACGATGAGTAATATCGATGTTGAGAAGACGCAGGAAGAGGCGGCTAAAGCCAAACTACTGCCAGACCCGAAAGGCTACCGGATGCTATGTGCCGTCCCGCACGTAGAGGAGGAGTTTGAGGGCGGACTGTTGAAAGCCGAAGACACCAAACGAGTCGAGGAGCAGACCACTGTGGTCCTGTTCGTCGTCAAGATGGGTGATCTGTGCTACGCAGATAAGGATCGGTTTCCTACCGGCCCTTGGTGCAAGCAAGGGGACTTTGTGCTGACCCGCCCCTATTCCGGTACCCGCGTGGTTATCCACGGTCGGGAGTTCCGCATCATTAACGACGACACGGTGGAAGCGGTGGTTGATGACCCCCGTGGCATCCGTCGCGCATAGGAGTAAATCATGGCCGTTGAACGCGAAGAATATAAGTTTCCAGACGAGATAGAGGCTGAAAATGCAGCCGAGTCGTCTGAAGAAAAAGTCGAGGCTAAACAAGACGTTAGCGACGATTTAGATATTCAGGTTGAAGACGACACCCCGCCGGAAGATCGGGGTCGTAAGCCTCTGCCCAAGAAGATGGTAGAGGAGTTGGAAGGCGATGACCTTGAGGAGTATTCCGAGAAGGTTAAGAAGCGCCTCTCCCAAATGAAAAAGGTCTGGCACGACGAGCGTCGTGAGAAAGAAGCCGCGATGCGGGAGAAGGAGGAAGCCCTGCGCTTTGCTCAAGCCCGTGATCAGGAACTTCGTCAGGTCAAAGAACGGGCAACCAAGAACGAGAAAGCGTTCCTTCGTGAGGTGGCAAAATATGCCGACTACGAACTTGTGGTTGCCAAAGACAAACTGAAGCAGGCTTATGAGTCGGGTGATTCCGAACTTATTACCAATGCTCAGGAAAAACTGACCGACGCTAAACTCAGACTACAAAATCTCCAACGATATCAGCCCTCTTTACAAGAATCTGAAGAGAGAGTAGAACAAATACAACAGGTAGCGACACCGCAAAGTGCCCCTGAGCCGCAAGCCGATCCAAAGGCTACGGCATGGCGGGATAAAAACACTTGGTTTGGTGTGGACGAGGAAATGACCGCCCTCGCACTCGGCCTGCATGAGAAATTGGTCCGGTCCGGTATTGATCCTCGCACTGACGAGTATTACCGCCGAGTCGATGACACTATGAGGAAGCGATTCCCCGAGGCATTTGACGATGCTGAAGAGGAGGAGAAGCCTCAAACGAAGCAGGCCCAAAAACCTGCTCGCACAAAACCGGCTACTGTTGTAGCGCCAGTAACGCGGGGAACCGCGCCGCGTCAGGTCCGCCTGACATCGTCTCAAGTTGCGATAGCCAAAAAACTTGGGTTGAGCAACGAACAGTACGCAAAAGCAATGTTACAACTGGAGAACGACAATGGCTGAGAACAGACTCGTACGTGAACTCGAAAATCGAGAATCCGCGCAACGCAAAATGGCATGGACCCCGCCTCAGACGCTTCCTGAACCGAGGCAAGAGGAAGGCTGGGTCTATCGCTGGATCCGGACTAGCATTATGGGTCAAGCAGACCCTACTAATACGTCCGCAAAACTCCGTGAAGGTTGGGAGCCTGTAAAGGCCGAAGACCACCCGGAGTTGATGCTACAAGCCGACCCGAATTCCAAATTTAAAGGAAATATCGAGATCGGCGGGTTGTTGCTCTGTAAGGCCCCTGAAGCCCTGATGAAGCAGCGTGATGACTATTACGCCAAGCAAGCACAGGCTCAGATTCAGTCTGTAGACAACAACTTCATGAGGCTGAACGACGAGAGGATGCCGCTGTTCAATGAACGACGCTCCACGACCTCGTTTGGTAAAGGTAAATAAATTCACTTTAGGAGTATCAAATGGCTTATCCCACTGTTGATGCACCTTATGGACTGAAGCCGGTCAACTTGGTTGGCGGCCTTCCGTTCGCTGGTGCTACGCGACAGATTCCGATTGGGAACAACTACGGCACTGCCATCTATAACGGCGATGTCGTTCAGTTGAACTCGTCGGCAAATGTCATCATTACGACCCTTCAGAACGATGCTTCCCCGATTGCGGGCATCATCGGCGTGTTCCTCGGCTGTTCGTACACGAACCCGACCACGAAGCAGAAACTGTTCTCCCAGTACTACCCGGGAAGCGTGGCTGCTGACGACATTACGGCTTACGTTTCGGATGATCCGAACGCGCTGTACAAGGTTGTCAACGTGACGAGCAACGTTGCGAACAACACCTCGGGCGGTCTTCTCCCGGCTTATGTTACCCGTGCCAACTCGTTTGGCACCAACGCGGAACTCGTGCTCAACACGGGCTCGGCAACGACCGGTAACAGCAAGATGGGTATCTTCATCAACAACGTAACGTCGTCACTGCCGTTGCGTGTGGTTGATGTTGTGACCGATTCGGTAAACAGCAGCGGTAACTTTGTCGAGTTCATCGTCAAGTTCAATGCTGGCTACCACGCGTATAACAACGCGACTGGCACCTAATAGGAGTTGTAAGAAATGGCTATTTCACGCGCACAACTTCTTAAGGAACTCCTCCCCGGCTTGAATGCCCTGTTTGGTCTTGAGTACAAGCAGTATGGTGAGGAACATAAGGAGATCTACGAGACTGAGACCTCCGAGCGTTCCTTTGAAGAAGAGACGAAACTCAGCGGATTCTCCGCTGCCCCGGTGAAGCCGGAAGGCCAAGCGATTGCGTACGATAACGCGCAAGAGGCTTGGACGGCTCGCTACAACCACGAGACGATTGCTCTCGGCTTCTCCATCACGGAAGAGGCTGTGGAAGACAATCTGTACGACTCGCTCAGCAAGCGCTACACGAAGGCTCTTGCTCGCGCCATGGCGTACACGAAGCAGGTTAAGGCTGCTGCAGTGCTCAACAATGCTTTCGCTGCCGGTGTGACCGGTGGTGACGGCGTGTCGCTCTGTAATGCCAACCACCCGCTCGTCTCGGGCGGTGTTAACAGCAACCGTCTGACGGCTTCGGACCTCAACGAGACTTCGCTTGAGGCTGCGGTGATTCAGATCGCGGGCTGGACCGACGAACGTGGTCTGCTCATTGCTGCGAAGCCGCGCAAACTCATCGTCCCCCCGGCGCTTATGTTCGTTGCCAAGCGACTCCTCGACACGGAACTCCGTGTTGCGACCGCTGATAACGACATCAACGCCCTCAAGGCAATGGGTTCGATTCCGGAAGGCTACACGGTCAACCACTATCTTACCGACACGAATGCTTGGTTCCTCCGAACCGACGTTCCGAACGGTATGAAGCACTTTGTCCGTACGCCGCTGGCGAACTCGATGGACGGTGACTTCGACACGGGCAACGTGCGGTACAAGAGCCGCGAGCGTTACTCGTTCGGTTGGTCGGATCCCCTTGGCATCTTTGGATCGCCGGGTTCGTCCTGATAAGACTAGGGAGGGGGCCTTCGGGCCCCCTTTCTTTTTTGAATTCCTAAGCGTATATAGTCGTTCATCGGGATAAATTGCTTATCAGACAGACCCGACTGACGACATGCAGACTGATAAGCACAACTCGCATGTGAGGATATAAAATGGCACGTACTACTTTTTCCGGTCCGGTTGCTTCGGACAATGGTTTTGAAGGCGCAGTTGTCGGCAACGTTGTCGGCAACGTTGTCGGCAACGTCACGGCCACCACTGGCACGTCTACGTTCAATAACGTGGAAATCACGGGTAACACGGGCGTGGGCAACGCCGGTACCGACACGATTGGTTTCTACGGCGCTACTAAGATCGTTCGCCCGACCACTGCTGTGACCGCCGCCACCTTTGTGGCTAACACGAGCGGCATCGCGGACGATACGGCTACCTTCGATGGCTACACGATTGGTCAGGTTGTCAAAGCGCTGCGTAACCTCGGTTTGCTGACCTAATAGGAGCCGCATAAATGGCTATGCAAACAGATGTCTTAGCCAGTGCGGTACGAACGACAGACGGGCTCTTGCAGGATCAGGCCACGAATAATCTTGGCCGCGCTCGTGTAAAGGCTATCTACATCGTTCCCGATACTGGTGCGGGGAGTGTGGTGTTTAAGGACGGCGGGGCTTCCGGCACGACCCGGATGACGATTAATACCCTTGCTTCGTCTACGACGCCGGACTACATCCTCCTGCCGGGCGAGGGTCTGCTGTTCCAGAACAACATTTATGTCGATCTGACAGACGTTGTTTCGGTGATGGTGTTCTATGCCTAAAACCCCTGCGTGGCAGCGCAAGGAAGGGAAAAACCCTGCTGGCGGCTTAAACGCTAAAGGCAGGGCTTCCTATAA